TACAGAAGAAAATTTTGAATGTTTAGATTCTGGGAAAAGTTACCATCAAGACTTTGGTGAATATAGTTGGTGGTCTGGTGTCATTACTTGTGATAATTGTGGGTTTAAAAATGACTATGAAGATCAATCAATATAACAAAAACATATGCGGCTCATAGAGTCCGCATGATGTAAGGGTTATATATGAAAAAGATTAATTTAATAGGAATAGCATTGTGCCAGGCAGTAGCCTTGTACTACCTAATGAATATCGGAGGATTGATATGATTGATGAAATGAATAGGACTATAGAGGTTCTAAAGATTGCTATATCTAGAGAGTATGCAAAAGATCCGGTAAACGTTGAGAGAATAGAAGAATTAGAAGCCGGTCAATTTTGGCTAGAAAAATCAGCTATGTTTATGGCTGAATGGCAAATAGAGCAGCAAGCTATCGAGGCCGAAAGGCTTTGTAATAAATCAGAAGGCTTAATTGAAACAATGTTATCACCATTGCTATTTATACCTAATGATGAAAATGATCCACAAAAGATGGGGCACTCATGAAACTTAAATTTTCAGAAACAGTAACTATTTTCTATTCATCGATTGAAAGCATTGCTATTGATACAAAAAAGAAAGAGGTGTATATCACGACCACTAGCGGTGCCAGATATACAAAGCGATTTAACTCAGTTGAGGATGCGATCCAATATGTAGATGATCTTGCTGATGATATAGCACCAAACGCAAAGCCTAAACCAAAGAAAGGCACAAACAAGAAGAAAAGCACATGATTATTACAGTAAGCCCCGTTATTGAAAGCCCTAAAGGATTTGGCTTTGGTGTTTTTTTAGGCGATAATAAGAAAGGCTTCCAGTTTGAAACCGAAAAAGGTGCAAAGCGAGGAAGGGCAAAATTTATTAAAGACGCAAAAAGTCGAGGTATGAAAATAGCTTATGGCCAGAATGAAGAGTACAAGTAAATACGGGCAATCTACTGCTAGCCGTGCAAATGAATCAAAAGGCAAGCGCAAAGCTGAATTAAAAAAAATCAGCAAGGTAGATAAAAAGAACTTTAAAACTTTAGAGCGCAAAGATCCTGCAAAAGCTAAGAGCATCGAGCAAGAGTACAAGAACAGGTCAAGCATGGCTAAAGAAGACAACAAAGGTAAGTATATCTAATAATGTCTGCACCAAGTGGCAATAAGTTTTGGGAGGCTCGCTCATCACATGGGCGTAAACCTCTTTATGAGGACGCAGAAAAGCTGCTTGATGCTTGCAATCAATACTTTGCATGGAATCACGAAAACCCACTCTTCGAAATGAAGCCTTTTAATGTCAATGGAGAGATCATACAAGAGCCTGTATCCGTAATGCGCGCAATGACTCTTAAAAGCCTTTGCCGTTATATCGGAATGTCATATGAAACATGGCAGCAATACAGAGTTAAAGAAGATTTTTCTGCTATCTGCAAGGAGGTAGAAGATATCATATATGATCAGAAGCTACAGGGGGCTGCAGCTGGGCTTTTGAGTGCATCAATAATACAAAGAGACTTAGGCTTAAAAGAAAAGACTGAGAGCGAATCTAAGGTACAATTTGACCTATCCAATTTATCAGACGAAGAGCTAGAAGCAATTGCTGGCGGAAAAATCTCCTGAACGTTTAGAGCTTGAGCAAAGAGCGGCTGCTGCTCTTGAGCTAAAGCGTCGTAAACAAGAAAAGCAAAACAAAGAGAAAACTGTTTACGGCATCTACCGCCCTGTCGAGGGTGTTTTTGGCGGTGAGTTAATTAAATGTATTCAAGAGGTAGGCGGCAATTATATTGAGGTAGATAAAGAGCCGCATGTAACTATTGCTGAAAAGCTTGAATCATTTATTACTAAAAAGAAGCGCTTTAAGATTGCTCTAGGCGGTAGATCGGGAACCAAATCAGAAGCTTTTGGTAGTATCTTTGCTGCAAATGCTAAAGACTATGGAGAAAAAACGCTTTGTCTTCGTGAGTTACAAAATTCTATTGATGACTCAGTTCATGCGCTTTTGTCGAATGTAATTAAGCGCAGTGGATTTACTGACTTCGATATAACCGAAAAGGCTATTCGATATAAATCTGAAGATGTTTTTAAGTTTAAGGGGATGGCTAGAAATGAAGATGCTGTCAAATCTGTATCTGGATTTAAAAAATCATGGGTAGAAGAGGCGCAATCTATCAGTGATTTATCGCTAACAAAGCTCACCCCATCAATGCGAAAAGAAGGATCAGAGTTATGGTTTTCTCTCAACCCTGGCTCAAGTGAAGACCCAGTGAGTAAGCGGTTTATACTGCCATTTTTAGATAAGCTTTTGTCCGATGGATATTATGAAGATGACTTACACTTAATAGTATGGATTAATTACTATGACAACCCTTGGCACAAAGAGCTGGAGGGTGAGCGGCTTTGGGATAAAAAAAACAGAAGCCAAGCGGATTATGATCACATATGGCTAGGGCATTTTAACGACGAAATAGAAAATGCTCTTATTAAGGCAGAATGGTTTGACGCATGCATTGATGCGCATAAAAAATTGGGGTTTCCTGCCAGAGGCGCTAAATTTGCCAGTCACGACCCTTCGGATACCGGCGGTGATTCTAAAGGTTTTGCATTGCGTCATGGATCAGTAGTCACACATATAGAAGAAAAGCTTTCTGGTAATGTAAATGAAGGGGGAGATTGGGCCTGTGATTTAGCTATACGGCATCAGGCAGATCATTATACTTGGGATTGCGATGGCATGGGCGTTGCCCTTAATAGGGATACAGCAAAATCATTTCAAGGAAAAAAAATACAAATAGCTATGTTTAAAGGCAGTGAGTCGCCTGATAACCCAGATAATATATACGAACCAACTTCTGATTCGCCAATGATTAATCAAAAAACATGGAAGGAATCAGTTAAAAATAAACGCGCACAATATTACTTAAAACTTAGAGATAGAATTTACAAAACATACAGAGCTGTAGAGTTTGGTGAATATCACGATCCTGATTATTTGATTAGTTTTTGTTCTGATATTAAACTAATCAATAAATTGCGTGCGGAATTATGTAGAATGCCTGTCAAGCCAAATGGTAGCGGGCTTTTTGAACTATACACTAAACCTGAAATGAAAAATAAATTTAAAGTCTCAAGCCCTAACTTAGGCGACTCGGTAATGATGTTAATGCGCCATATAGTTAGTAATTCGCAGCAAAATTTTTATATACCTAAACCCGCCAAAACAATGGGCAGACGCTAATGCTTGATTTAGACGAACTGAAGAAGCTGCACGACAAAGCATTTAACGCCAATCAAATCTCAAGAGAACAGGGTTCAGATGACCTTGTTTTTTATTGGATTACGCAATGGGATGAACAGCTGCTTAATGGTAGTGAGCTGGCTTACCGTGGCGAGTTTAATATTATTCGAAAAGGCGGTCGGCAGATTATGGCCGATTTACGGGCTAACCCTATACAGCCTGACTTTAAGCCTACAGACACCTCAAGAACAGATGACGCAGAACTATTAGATGGCCTTTACCGTGCAGATGATCGGAGGCTTGATTCACAAGAGGCTTACGATTACGCCACTCAGGATGCTGTAGTTTGTGGATATGGTGCATGGGAATTATATACGGAATACGCAACCAATCAGATTGGGGATGAGAACCAGGTTATTCGTCGTAGGTATATACCAGAAGCAAATAATAATTGTTTTTTCGATCCTAATGCAGTAAGACAAGACAAGTCAGACGCTAATTATGTTTCTATTCTCTACAAGTATACTAAAGATGGGTACGACGAAATATATGAAGACTTGACTGGCAAAAAACCCCAGACTCAACAAAGCTTTGCGTTTCCTGAGCAGTCATACGCTTTCCCTTGGATAGTGGAAGGTGAAAAGTATTATGTAACTACTTTTTATCATCGTAAAAAAGTAAAAGACAAGGTTTTCATTTTTGTTGATGCTTTTGGTATTCCAGCTGCTTATCGTGAGTCACAAATATTAGATGTTATTGACGATTTAATGGATGCTGGGTACGAAAAAAAGGAGGAGCGAAATATTGAACGATGGGAAGTCAGGAAGTACATTGCTTCAGGTCAAGAAATACTTAGCGACGAGATTATACCTGGCGAAAATATACCTGTAATACCTACTTATGGTGAACGATCCTTTGTTGAAGGTGAGGAATACTGGGAAGGCTGCACGCGTTTAGCTAAAGATCCTCAAAGATTGCGCAATTTTCAGATGTCTTATCTTGCCGACATTGTTTCACGGTCGCCAAGGCCCAAGCCTATATTTCTTCCTGAGCAAGTGCAGGGTTATGAATTCATGTATGAGCCGAACGGTTCAGACAATAATTTTCCTTATCTTTTGCAAAATCGTGTGGATGCAAACAATAATCCGTTACCTATCGGCCCAGTTGCTCAAATGCCTGAGCAGCCTATGCCTACAGCGCTATCGCAAAGCATAGATTTATCTAGGCAGGCCGTCGAAGATGTTGTGAATCCTGGTCTACCACAAGATATTGCAGATCCAGACTTATCAGGCAAGGCAGTTATTGCTCTACAAAACAGACTTGATCAACAGTCATATATTTATCAACATAATTTTAAAATTGCGAAGCGCAGAGATGCTGAAGTTTATGCGGGGATGGCGACTGTCATCCACGATACGCCTAAGACTTTGACTATCCAAACGCAAGATGGCCAAACGCAAAAGGTTGAAATTATGCAGATAGTTACAGATAGAGATACTGGCGAGCCTGTTGTATTGAATGACTTAACTAATATGGAATTTGATGTATATGCAGAAATAGGCCATACCTACGCAAACCAGAAACAACAGACCCGAGAAGAGATAGGGCAGATGATGAGCGGATTAACGCCTCAAGACCCTATGTTTAATATTTTGTTGCTTAAATCAATGGAGTTAATGGACGGTGTTCAATTTGACGATGTGAGGGATTATGCGCGCAAACAATTGATTTTACAGGGTATTAGAGAGCCAGAAACAGAAGAAGAAATGATGATAGTCATGCAGGCGCAACAATCAGCTAATCAACCAGACCCTGCTGTACAGATAGCCATGCTTGCAGAGCAAACCAAGAACATCCAGGCACAGACTGGAATGGTTAAAGCGCAAAATGATCAAGCAAACACAAAGATCAAATCTTTTGAGGTTCAATCCTATGCTGCTAATCATGCGCGTAAAACCGATATAGATGCATTCAGGGCGCAAACAGATAGAATGGCAGTGCAAGTTGATGCACAAGAGGCAGGCGCAGAAATAAATTATAAGAACATTAAAGCGCTAAATGAAAAAATTGATGTTGCCGAAAAAATTAGTCCTTTTCGGGGGCGTCTTCCGTAAGGCTTTGAACGTGCCGAAATTCAATAGCTCTATCTCTAGCTATTAACTCAAAAACTTTATCAGGGTAATGATCGTGATTAATCTTTACCTTTCCTGTTTTGTCTGCCTCTCTAAACACCTGCCTAGGTGAATTATGCATTTGTTTTGCTGAGAATGTTTTAGTTTTGCTCACTATGTTTAATCTCCCATATTTTATCCATCGATTCGGTTTCCATCGCTTAACCCAGTGTTGTAACTGCGAAAGCTATTATCAAAAAACCTATTATTGCTGTTTCGACAACAACAACCATTCGCATAGTGGATAATTCTTTTGAATCATCGGATATTTTATCGTATAGATCATTTATTATCT